ATGTATCAGAGACACTGGTGTGAACACAAACCATCTGTCACTGTCAGTGTAAAAGAAGATGAGTGGATGGAAGTAGGTGCATGGGTATACAATAACTTTGAAGAGGTAGCAGGTATAAGTTTCTTACCAGCCCTTGACCATGTATACAAACAAGCTCCTTACCAAGCTATAACTGAAGACGAATATAAACAGGCAATAAGTACAATGCCTACCGATATAGACTTCAGAGACTTGGATGAAAAGGAAGATAACACAACAGGGAGTCAAGAATTCGCTTGCACTGGTAACAGTTGTGAGCTTGTGGGCCTTGGGTAACACTAAGGTTCCCTTCTTAGAAGAATAAAATGAGTGAAATCAAAGACTTAACTCTCCCCGAACGAGTGGATGACTTAATTAAAATGCTTAATGAAGTGTTTCCAGAGCGTTCCCCTGACTTAGAGGATGACACAAAGCACATTTATTTTAAGGCAGGACAACGAGATGTAGTCCGTTTTATTAATTTACTGAAAGCTCGTCAAGATGGCGAGGATATATAGGAGACAATTATGGGAAGTTTACTTGGCGGCAGTATGCCTAAACCAGCGCCCTTACCACCAATACCAGCACCAGCTCCATTAGCTAGAGCCGAAGCACCTGAGTTAGAAATTAAACCACTCAGTGCTGAGAGGACTACTCGTAGAGTTAAAAAAGCTGGCACGAAAGCATTACAAACAGATATGCCTTCATTAAATATTGCAGGTGAAGAGGTGAATTACTAATGGGTGGCGGCGGCAAAAGAGCAGCTAGTCCAGCTCCAGCACCTACACCAGCACCACCAATTCCCCCATTGATTCCTAGAAAACCTACAAAGAAACAAAAGAAAGACGAAGAACTCACAATGAAGAGAGCTAAGAGAGCAGGAACAGGCGCTCTTCAAACAGCTAATGCTTTAAACATTCCTACCACAAGTCAATCAGGAGTTAATGTAGCCTAATGTATACTGAAATGGAAGGTAAGACAGCAAAAAATCGTTACGAAACACTAGCGAGAGACCGTTATCACTTCCTTGATAGAGCCAGAGATTGCTCTGAAGTTACTATACCAGCCTTAATACCTGATGAAGCTTTCACAGAATCATCTGAATTATATACACCATATCAATCAGTTGGAGCCAGAGGTGTAAACAACCTGGCATCTAAATTGCTATTATTATTACTACCACCTAACTCACCTTTTTTTAGATTCCAATTAAGTGGAACAGCCAAACAAGAATTAGAACAACAGAAAGAATTATTTGCAGAAGTAGAAAGGTCTTTATCTAAAATTGAAAGAGAAATACAAAAGAAGATAGAGCAGTTAGCTCTTCGTGTATCAGTATTTGAAGCACTAAAACATTTAATTGTTGGTGGTAATGTACTTTGTTATTTACCTAAGAATGGTAATATGCGTGTCTATCCTCTAAACCAATATGTTTGTAGAAGAGACCCTGAAGGTAACTTATTAGAGATAGTTATAAAAGAAAGTATTTCACCAGTAGCTTTAGATGATGATGTTCGTCAAGAGTTATCAGGACAGTATAAAGATGATGAGTCATTAGACATCTTTACTCACATATATAAATTAGCTAATAAAAAGTTTTACATATGCCAAGAGATAAAAGGTATTAAATTACAAAACTCAATCGGGATTATACCTGAAGAACAAATGCCTTATCTTGCATTACGCATGGTAAGAGTAGATAATGAAGACTACGGTAGAAGCTATGTAGAAGAGTTTCTTGGAGACCTTAAGTCATTAGAAGGTTTATCGCAGTCTATGGTAGAATCTAGTGCAGCCTCTAGTAAAGTTGTCTTCATGGTAAAACCAAACTCTGTAACTAGAAAATCTGATTTAGCTAGAACTCGTAATGGTGATATCATTACAGGTACAAGAGAAGATGTAACTTGCTTGCAGTCTGAAAAGCAGTATGATTTGGCTATCGTAGAGAGAGCCACAGCGAGACTCGAAGAGCGTTTGTCGTTTGCTTTCTTACTACACACAGCTATCCAAAGAGATGCTGAAAGAGTTACAGCACAAGAAATTAGATACATGGCACAGGAATTAGAAACATCAATGGGTGGTATATACTCATTATTATCTCAAGAGTTCCAGTTACCATTAGTACAAGTGTTAATGAAGAGAATGACACAAGCAAGGGAAATACCGAAGTTACCTAAAAATTCTATACAACCAACTATTATCACAGGTATTGAAGCATTAGGTAGAGGCAATGATTTACAAAAGCTACGTGAGTTTACTATGGAGCTGATGAATATTGCACAGGTAAACCCACAGATTGTACAAGCATTAGACACACAAAATTTAATCACTCGTATTGCTACAGGCATAGGCATTGATGTAGAAGGTTTAATTAAATCACCTGAACAAATGCAACAAGAAATGCAACAGGCTATGGCTGAACAACAGCAAGCGCAGATGGAACAAGCAGCTATGGAAACTACACAGAAAGTTGTGGAAGAACAAAGCAAACAATAATAATAAGGAGTTGTTATGGATAAAGTAGAAATACAATCCGCTGAGACACCTGCTCAAGCCCCTGAGGAAGAGCAACCTGTCGAAGCAACTGAGGAATCCCGTATTGAAGGACTCCCAGAAAAGTTTAAGTCTGTAGAAGATTTAGCAAAGTCATATGCAGAACTTGAAAAGAAATTAGGCGAAACTTCTGAAGCTAAACCTAAAGAGGAAAGCTTAGAGGTACCATCAGACAAGGAAGTGGAAGCTGCTGAGAAAGCAGTTGAAAGAGCTGGTCTGGATATGGGCGCACTAGAGCAAGAGTACAGTGAAAAAGGAGAGTTGTCTGAAGAGACACTCAAGCGTTTTGAAGAAGTAGGCATAGGAAGACAATATGTCAATGACTACATCGAAGGACAACGAGCATTGTACATGGCGCAAGTAAGTGAAGTACACACATTAGTTGGTGGCCAAGATAACTATACTGATATGGTTAACTGGGCTGCAGAAAATCTAACTGAAGGTGAACAGTCTACTTACAATGAGGCAATGAACAGTAGAGACTTAGAAAGAATTAAATTTGCTGTTGAAGGACTTAGTGCAAAGTATCAGAAAGCCGAAGGCACTTCCCCTAATTTAATTAATGGTAAATCATCAGCCCCTGTAGGCCCTGGTTTTGAATCATGGGCGCAAGTTACAGCTGCTATGAATGACCCTAGGTACACTGCTGACCCAGCTTATAGAGCAGAAGTTCAATCTAAACTGGAGAACAGTAATATATAATGCCAAGAGACCCTAGATTAAAAAGAGTAGGAGTAAGTGGTTTTAACAAAGCCAAGCGTACTCCTAGCCATCCCACTAAAAGTCATGTGGTGGTCGCTAAAGAAGGTAATAAAATAAAAACTATTCGATTTGGACAACAGGGAAAAACTGGTGACAGAACTATGACTAAACGTGCTAAGTCATTTAAAGCACGTCATGGTAAGAACATAGCCAAAGGTAAGATGTCTGCCGCTTACTGGGCTAATAAAGTTAAATGGTAGAAGGAGTGTATTATGCCAGGACATTATGGTAAAAAAGGAAGTATGAAAAAAGGTAAAGCAGGAAGTAAGAAACCAAAAGGTGGAAAACAACTGAGTGCAAGTCAAAAGAAATTACCAGCAGCTTTACAAAAGAAAATAATGGCAAGTAAAAAGAAGAAGAAGTAATGCCAGTAAAAACCAAACGTAAATTTAAAAAAGTACCTAAGACAAAAGGTGGTGTCCCCACTAAGTATGTCAAAGGAGCTAAAAACCCGTCAGCAAGGGAACGTGAGATAAAGCGTACTCGTGCATTATACAAAGCGGGTAAATTAACTCCAGCCATGATGGATAGAATAAGTAAACAAAGGAGCAAAGGGTAATGCCAGCAAAAAAAACAGGAAAGTATTCAGGAATATCTGGAGCTTCAAGATACTCTAAATCTAAATTAGATGCTGTGTATAAGCGTGGCCTCGGAGCTTACTATAGCTCAGGTTCAAGACCTAAAACATCTGCTCATGCGTGGGCAATGGGAAGAGTTAAATCATTTGTAACAGGTAAAGGCGGTGCAAGAAAAGCAGATGCTGACTTGTTACGTGGCAAAAAGAAAAAGAAATAGTCGTGCTACCTATTTAGGTGGCGACTAGCCTATACTAAAGTAACTGGAATAGCTTGGCCTTCTGCGGAAGACAACCCTGATAGGAAAGGAACGGATGTAATGGCTTACACAAATAAAGATTAAAGGAGACACATTATGGCGGCATCAACCCCAGTATCAGTTGGTAGAGTCAATGCTGGCGGCTCCGAAGACGCTTTATTTCTGAAAGTCTTTGCTGGAGAAGTTCTAACATCTTTTGAAAGAGCTTCTGTAACAGAAGGCGCAGAAATGGTCAGAGCGATTCAGAGCGGTAAATCAGCTCAGTTCCCAGTAATGGGTAGAGTAAGTGCATCTTATCATACACCAGGTGCAGAGATTACAGGCAACGACGTAAACCACAATGAAAAGGTCATTACAATTAATGACTTACTTATTTCTTCAGTGTTCTTAAGCAACATCGAAGAAGCTAAAAACCACTACGACGTAAGAGGAGCTTATTCAACAGAAATTGGAAGAGCATTAGCTTTCCAAAAAGATAAGCACGTTTTACAAACTATTGGTCAAGCAGCACAGGCATCAGCTAACGTATCTGATTCAGGATATGGAGCAGGTACAGTGCTAACAAA